ATGTCCGTGATCGTAGTAAGCGGTGTTCGAGAAGGCTTCAAGAGATAGATGATAAAGAGGGTAAAAGGCGCATAATCGCAATGGGTGATTACTGGACACAGCTCGTAATGAAGCCACTACATACCGAACTAAATACGGTACTGCAGTGGTTCCATGAAGACTGTACCTTTAATCAGTCACATTTTCAGGACCTACTGGTTCATGCTGGGAAAGAGGTGTTCTACTCAATTGATCTTAAGGCGGCTACCGACCTAATGCCTGTTAACTACCAGGCAGAGGTCTTAAACCGTCTTTGGAAACAAAAGGGTGGAGATCTTTGACTCAAAATCATGGGTGAGCAAGAATGGGAGTCTCCCAAAGGGAAGATCCGGTTTACAGCCGGTCAACCAATGGGCCTCTATTCTAGCTGACCTATGATGGCTATAACCCACCACTTCTTAGTTAGGTGAGCATTCCAGAGGTGCCGACAATCCTGAAAAGGAAAGTATGCACTTTTGGGTGATGACCTACTAATAGTGGGTGAGACTGCTTATGAATCTTATAGAGAGGTTCTATCTATCACAGGAATGGAGATAAATCAAAGTAAGACGTTCAAGAGTAAAATCTTGTTCGAATTTGCCAAGAGATATTTCTATAACGGTGAGGAGGTATCCCCTTTTCCATTAGGATCCATAGTCAGCTCACACGGGGACTTGGCCGGTATGGCCGTTGGAATCGATAATGCCATCACTAAGTCGTGAAGTAATCCTCTAAAGTTACAGGAGGACGCAGCACGGAGGGATCTTTTCCGGTCCCTAGGGTCCCGAGTAGGTGTTCCGAAAACTTTTATATATAGGTTTCCGGAGCGCCTCTCTGAAACTCTAGGTATGATGTCTTTAGTCCGATGAGCAACACACTCAGACCAACCAACATGCTTCCCGAAGGAAGGTGTGTGGGCGTGGAACAAGATGTGCGGCAGTAGCCAAGAAAGTACCCGTAAACATGTAAGGTACCTATTGACCACTATCTTTCTAAAGACAGCTAAGGAATTGTCTTCTAAGAACTTATCAGTGAACCGTGAGGCCACTAAGAAGTTCAAAGAACGGTTTTCTCTCGAAACCCGAATTCTTCCCCTTGATCGTCACCCTATCGAGCACGTCGCAAAGGAGTCCTACATGACAAATGTAGAAACCACAATGGAGGTCCTCGATGAGGTGAATGTGGGATCATCAATAACGGACTCGATGATAGACAGGCTTTTAAACCTCTCAATTGTCGAACCGATATCGATGGAACCATATCTTAACCAAAGAAAAGGGTCAGTTCGTAAGGCCCAGGTACTAAGTCGGTCTATTAGAGAGTTTCAACAAGCCTCTCGAGGAGACAAGGCATATCTTGACGCATTAATAGCATTCGGTTTAGTAGAAGGACTTGACGATGAGCTCGACTCGTCAGAGTATGCTTAGCGGTGCAACTCCG